CCAAAGATGTTCTAAAGAACTTCTCAACAATAAACCAAAACCTTTTGGTTAAATCTGGTAATGTGATAAACACAATGTCTGCAATGAAAAACATTGTAGCGAAGGCAACCATTCCAGATTCCTTTTCTAACGAATTCGCAATCTACGATTTGAATGAATTCCTCTCAGCGATGTCGCTGTTTAAGAGTCCTACATTGGACTTTGGAGACCAATCGGTACGATTGAATGAAGAAGGTGGTGGTAGTTCACTGAAGTATTTCTTTAGTGACCCATCCGTAGTGACTACTCCGAAAACGGAAATCACTATGCCTTCAGTAGACGTAGAGTTTACGTTTACACAAGACACCTTTAGTGCAATCCAAAAAGCGAGTGCAGTATTGGGTGTTCCAGATGTAGTCCTTAAAGGTACTACTGGTGGTGATATTGAACTAACTGTTACTGACCGTAAGAATGAAACATCTAACGACTTCAGTATTAAGGTTGGTGATAATTCACCTACTGACTTCACATACTTTTTTAAAGTTGAAAACTTAAAACTACTTGGTGGTGATTATAAAGTAAAAGTGTCCGATAAGGGTATCTCACATTTCGCACATGTGAATAAACAAATCGAATACTTTATTGCTTTAGAAGCAAAATAATCCCAACAAGGAGTTTTATATTATGAATGATGTGATGTTATGGGTCGAGAAGTTTCGTCCCAAGAAAATCAGCGAGTGTGTTCTCACTGATGATTTGAAAAAGACTTTCCAGGCCTTCGTAGATGATGGACATATTCCTAATCTACTCCTTACTGGCGGGCCTGGGGTAGGTAAGACCACAGTTGCAAAAGCAATGCTTGAAGAACTTGGCGCTACTTATATGATGATAAACGGTTCTGAAGAATCGGGTATTGATGTACTGCGAAACAAGATTAAGAACTTTGCAAGTACTGTCTCTATGGACGGTAATCGTAAATTCGTTATTCTTGATGAGGCAGATTACCTAAACCCTCAATCTACTCAGCCTGCGTTGAGAGGATTTATAGAAGAGTTCCATAAGAACTGTGGGTTTATTCTTACCTGTAACTTCAAAAATCGAATCATCGACCCTCTCCACTCTAGATGTTCGGTTGTAGAATTTCGCATTCCTACAACTGAGAAACCTAAACTCGCTGGAGAATTCTTCAAACGAGTTCAGAATATTCTGGATGGAGAGGGTGTCCAGTATCAACCTAAAGCAGTTGCTGGTGTTGTTGAAAAGTACTTCCCAGATTGGAGAAGGGTTCTCAACGAACTGCAACGATATTCAACGTCTGGTATGATTGACAGTGGTGTACTTGTTAATATATCAGAAACGAATATGAGGGATTTGAATTCATTCCTCAAAGAAAAGGACTTCAAATCTATTCGCAAATGGGTTGCAAACAATCTTGATAATGACCCATCTCGTATGTATCGTAAGATATATGATGCTCTTTATGAAGATATCCAACCTCAAACTGTACCTCATCTCGTACTTGCTACCGCAGATTATTCTTACAAGTCAGCATTCGTTGCAGACCAAGAGATTAATATGCTTGCATTTATGATTGAGATAATGACACAAGTTCAATTCAAATGAGTGGATATGAACTTAAACATTACCTCAAGTCCATAAACGAAACAAAGGAGCATCTGTTAGACTCAGATGACCCTATGTGGACGAAGAAGTATTCGCCGTACATTATCAATAAATGTCTCGCACCTTTCAATGACACTATTATGTTAGTCAATGAGATGAATATGAGACACCACCTTGATTCAAAACTACAATATGACTTTTTACTAAATACTATTAGGTCTAAGAAACGATATGCTCCTTGGGTGAAAGCGAGTAAGTTGAAAGATTTAGAGTATGTAAAAGAGTATTTTGGTTATAGTAATGAAAAAGCAAAGGCTGCTCTCAAGATACTTGATAATGAACAAATTAATACTATAAAAAATAGTTTGAATAAAGGTGGAAGAAAATGAATGAAATTGATTGGCAGCCCGAGAGGATGCTCGAGGTAAAATTAAAAGAACCAGATGATTTTCTAAAGGTTCGTGAGACATTAAGTCGTATTGGAGTTGCATCTCGTAAAGAGAGAAAACTCTATCAGTCGTGTCATATACTACATAAACAAGGACGATACTATATCGTACACTTTAAAGAGTTATTCGCTCTTGATGGTAAGGACACAAACATAAACCAGAACGATATTGAACGTAGAAACTCTATTGCATCACTACTAAGTGATTGGGGTTTAATTGAACTAATGGGTACAGCAGAACCCAAAGCACCACTATCACAAATCAAAGTGATTGCGTTTAAAGAAAAGAACGAGTGGGACTTGGAGACAAAATACAATATCGGTAAAAAAAGAGAAGTTTAAATTGACACAATCATTCACAAACTTTATTACTGAAGAACCAAAAGAACAGAAGTATAAACTTGTAATCTTTCACAATTCTCACGAAAATTTGAGAGATGTAGGTAAACAAGATAGGCCTGATGTTAAGTTGATGAATGATGCTACAAAGAAACTTGGTATTGATTTATTCAATGCTGAATATTCTGGTAGTTTTATCGAAGAGAAAAACGGAAAGTTTTATGTTAATTCTTTCGCATTCGATGAGACAGGTAAAGCAGTAAAACCAAGTGAGGATGGTAAAACAGAATATCAAAAACCATTTGAAATTAATCCAGAAGATACGTTAATTTTCCCTAGAGGATTAGGTACTCTTGGATTTACAACGAATAGAAGATGGGTAGATATGATTAGACTCTTAGAAGATGCTGGGTTTAAAACAATACCATCTTTAGAGACATGGGATATCTGTACAAGTAAATACTATTGTAATGAACTGTTTAGAAAGAATGGTTTACAAACACCTGTAACTGTTCCTATAACATATTCGGATGATACAGAACGTGCAATCGATGGAATGAAGTTTCCAATAATACTTAAAGCATCTAGTGGTTCACAAACTGGTGTTGGAGTTGTTATTGTAGAGAGTATGCGTTCACTACACCCAACAGTGCAAATGTTATCACTGTTAAGTAAGAACATTGACCTTGTTGCACAAGAATATATTAAAGTCGATTATGACGTTAGGGTTATTGTACTTAACGGTGAAATAATTGCATCTATGAAACGATTAGTAATTGATGGTGATGCAAGAAGCAATGCGTCATTAGGTGCAGAGACAGAAGAGATAGAACTGACTGAAATTGAAAAGTCAGATTCAATCAAAGCTGCAAAACTCTGTAAAGGAGATTTGGTTGGTGTAGACTTTCTTCCCTCTAAAAATAGAGAGAAGGAACAACCATATATACTGGAGATAAACAGTATGCCAGGATTTGGCGGAATTGAAAGGTCTACTAAAGGCAAGAGTGTAACTCAAGAAATATTGAAAACATTCTTGTATCGAAATAATTGGTAAAGGAAAAAATGATGACACTACTCGAAGCAATTAAAAAACACAATGAAGGTAAGATTGCACTACATAAAGCAAATGTTGCAGTCTATATGAAGAATCCTGCTGGTATTGGGGAACACTCTGATATTGCAGAAGCAGTAGAATGCGAACTGGCAAAGATTGCAGATGCACAAGATATTATTGATATGATTGATAAACACTTCTCAAGTGAGGAACAATTACCACTTTTCTCTTGACATTCTACCTTAAACCGTATATAATGAAACTCTTTGATAAGGAAAAATGTATTGAAATTTTATACTCACGTTGCCCAATGGGGTAATCAACTTCTTGTTCGTGGATACAAAGATGGTGTTCGTTCTAACTACAAGGTTAAATACGAACCCACTCTTTATGTTCCTGTAAAGAAGGAAACTGGTTTTACAACTCTGGATGGCAAGAATGTCAATCCTATGAAGTTCCTTACAATTAAGGAAGCAAAAGAGTTTGTAGAACTTTATTCTAGTCAACCACACCTCGTGTTTGGTATGACACAATTCCCATACACCTATATCGCAGAACAATATCCTAAACAGATTCAATTCGATTCTGAGAAGATGCGTATTGTTACTATCGATATTGAGGTTGAATGTGAGAATGGTTTCCCTCATGCAGAACAAGCTGCAGAACCTATGTTGTCTATCACCATTAAGAACCATGATACAGGACGTATCAAGGTTTGGGGTTTACATGAGTACAAAAACGATAGAGATGATGTTCAATACATTCAATGTGCAACTGAACGTGAACTACTAGCACAATTCCTTGCATGGTGGGAATCTGACCATCCAGATATTATTACTGGTTGGAATACAGAATTCTTTGATATACCTTATATCTGTAACCGTATCAAATCTCAAATGGGTGAGGACGCAATGAAACGTCTTTCTCCTTGGGGTGTTGTTGATGCTCGCATGGTGGGTAGTGGATTTGGTAAGAAAGACCAAGTGTACAATATCCTTGGTGTTGAGAATATCGACTACTTACAACTCTATCGTAAATTTACTTACACCAATCAAGAATCATATCGTCTTGACCATATTGCGTTTGTCGAACTAGGACAGCGCAAGGATGAAAATCCATATGAGACATTTCGTGATTGGTATACTAAAGACTATCAGTCGTTCCTTGACTACAACATCATGGACGTTGAACTGGTAGACAGACTTGATGAGAAGATGAAACTCATCGACTTGATTCTAACTATGACGTATGAGGCAAAGGTAAATATATCCGACTCCTTTACGTCTGTTAAATATTGGGATGTATTGATATACAATCACTTACTCAAAAGTAATATTATCATTCCCCAAAAACTTGGACACAAATCCAAGGGTGAGAAGTATGTGGGTGCTTATGTAAAAGAACCACAAGTAGGACAACATAAATGGGTTATGTCTTTTGACTTGAACTCACTTTATCCTCACTTGATTATGCAGTACAATATTTCACCAGAGACTTTGTTGGCAAAACAACTTAATCTAGGTGAAAATTCTGTTGATGATTTGATTGCACAGAAATTCAAAATCAAAGACATGCTTCCCCCAAACGTAACGATGACACCAAACGGTGCATTGTTCAGTAAAGACAAACTAGGTTTCTTGCCAGAGATGATGCAAGAGATGTATAATGACCGTACTATCTACAAGAAAAAGATGTTGGATGCTCAACAGAAATATGAAGATACCAAGGATGCTAAATACTTAAAAGACGTATCTAAGTTTCAGAATATTCAGATGGCAAGAAAGATTTCATTGAACTCTGCTTATGGTGCGATTGGTAATGAGTGGTTTAGATATTATGATTTGAGGATTGCAGAAGGTATTACTACATCTGGACAGTTCTCTATTCGTTGGATTGAGAAATCTATTAATATGTATCTAAACAAACTCCTAAAAACAGATGGAGAAGATTATGTTATTGCATCGGATACAGATTCGGTATATATTACTTTTGACAGGTTGGTTAATACTGTGCTTGAAAAGAGAACAGATGAATCGGAGGGTTCGTATCGTGGCAGGGCCGTGGATTTCCTTGATAGAGTTGCTCAAGAGAAAGTTGAACCTTTTATTGATAAGAGTTATCAAGCTCTTGCTCTTTATGTAAATGCATATGACCAAAAGATGCAGATGGCACGAGAGGTTATTGCAGATAAAGGTATCTGGACTGCAAAGAAAAGATACATTCTCAATGCATGGGATATCGAAGGTGTTCGTTATCAAGAACCTAAACTCAAAATTATGGGTATCGAAGCAGTTAAGTCAAGTACTCCTGCTCCTTGTCGTGACAAGATTAAAGATTGTCTAAAGATTATTATGTCTGGTACAGAAAAAGATGTGAATACGTTTATCCAAGAATTTCGTGAGGAGTTTATGAAGTTGCCTCCAGAAGATATTGCATTCCCTCGTTCTGTTAATGGACTAAAGAAGTGGAGTAGTAGTTCTGGTATATTCACTAAGGGTGTACCTATGCATTGTAAAGGTGCATTGCTCTACAATCACTATACTAAACAAAACAAACTAACAAACAAGTATCCTCTTATACAGGAAGGTGACAAAATCAAGTTCTTAAACATGAGACAACCTAATCGTATGTCATCCAATGTGATTTCATTCATTACTAAGTTGCCCCCAGAACTAGATTTACACAAGATGATTGACTATGATTTACAGTATGAGAAGTCTTTTGTTGAACCGTTGACGTTTATTATGAATCAAATTGGATGGAACATTGACCGCTCTTATGGAACACAGACAACATTGGAAGATTTTTTTGGATAAATGCCTTGACATTTGTTGGCAAAACAAGTATACTAAGAGTATAAATTATGAAAGAGGAAGTGAATGAAATATTTTAGATATAATTTGGATGAGTTGAAACAATCATCTGATAGAAAACTTTTCAATTATATATCGTTTTTTGCAGGCGGTGGTGGGTCATCAGCAGGGTATAAACTCGCTGGTGGCGATTGCCGTTTCGTTAATGAGTTTCAACAGGTTGCAGTAGATACTTACTTAGAGAACTGGCCTGATACTCCAGCACATATTTGTGGTGATATCAAAGATGTTACTGGTGCAAAGATTATGGAAATGACAGGGATAAAGGAAGGGGAACTTGATATACTTGACGGTTCACCACCATGTCCACCATTCTCTATGTCTGGTACAAAGAAAGCAGGGTGGGGTAAAGAAAAGACTGCCTATGGAATGAAACAGAAAAACATTGAAGATTTGACATGGGAACAGATTCGTATTGCTGGTGAGATGAAACCAAAAGTAATTGTCTGTGAGAACGTCAAAGGACTTACAATGGAATATGCAAAAGAACATTTACAGAGAATGGTAAATGATTTCGAAGCATTAGGTTATACAACAGTTTACAAAGTTCTAAAAGGACACAATCATGGTGTACCTCAGAAGCGTGAAAGAGTGTTTATTGTTTCAGTAAGAAATGATGTATTGGATAAAATCGGTGTACCGTTTATGATACTTGAAAGTTTGATTTTTCCAGAACCAGAAGAACATGTTACCACTATTAAAGATGCAATTTGGGACATCCAACAAAACAATGCAAATGCTGTAGAAGCAATTGAACTTTGTGAGTCGATGACCAAGAGCGCTAAATATAAGTGGATGAAGAGATTACCAAAGAATCCAGACAAGGTGGTTTCGGTTGGTGATGACGTAGTTGGGCCTTGGTACGATAAGGTTATCGCACACAGAATTAAATGGGGTAAGACTGTACCAGAAAGAAAGAGTTCGTTCTTTCAATCTCGTAGAGTTCCTTGGAATCAAGCATCTCATACACTTTCTGAACAAGGACTACAAACAAGTCTTGCAGTTCACTTGCACCCTGTAGAAGATAGAGTGTATACAACAAGGGAAGCATCAAGACTAATGACTTTGCCAGAGGATTATAAATTCACTGGTACTCTTAATGAGAAACTAGCAAGAATCGGTTTAATGGTTGCACCACTACAAATGAAGTATCTCGCTGATAAGATTTACGAAAACATCCTTAAACCTTATAAGGAAATAGAACAATGAAAAAAATTACAGTCGAAAAAGATTTAGGACAAAAAGAAACTTATGAAAAGTGGAATGGTAAGTTCCTAGACGAAAGTGCATATGACACAGTGATTAAAGTCACTGATGAAGATATGGGTGTTATGAAACCAATCCATTCACTGGATGGTTCAGATGTTCCCCTTGCATATGTTATCACTAATGCCTTTCCACAAGAAAGTAAGATTAGAGATATTCTAACAACAATCGAAGATACTTCTACAATGAGGGCAAACTGTTCAGGCCCTATCGATAAAGAAGAGATGTTGGCAAAAGGATTAGTTGAGGGTGTAGACTATAAACTTAGAACACCAAATTCATATCACACTCGTACAAAGTCTGGCGGTTGGGGTATGATTGCATATTCAAACGAAATCCATTCTGTTATGATTGGACATAAACGTGGACGTTTCACTGGTGGTATTGATGTATCTGGTTGGTGTAAAGACAATAAAGATAAGTGGGAAGCACTACAAGAAATTTCTGAACACAATGAAACTGCATTTGCAAAAGCAAATGATGATATCTATAGAAGTCAGAAGTCTTTTGCAGAAAACAACATTCGTCCAGAACATCGTATTGGTGAAGGTATCTTTACTACACTATCTGCAAACAGATATTCTGCATATCAGTCTGCAAAGATGGCTGCACATGTAGACAGTGGTGACACTGATGCTGGTATGACAAGTATGTGTGTATTCAGAGAAGGTGATTATGATGGTGCATATCTTTGTTTCCCTCGTTATGGGATTGCAGTTGATGCTCCAGATAATAGTGTTGTAATTGCAGACAGTCAAGAAGTACATGGTGTTACTCCTATCTCTGGTAAGGGACAACGGTTTAGTTGTGTTGCATATTGTGATAGACGTTTGGCAACAATTGGAGTTTATGGTAAACAAGAAAAGTTGATTGGTAAGTATGCTGCAAAAACATCTGGAAATTTAAATGACTTTCTTGGCGATTAGGCCTGGACATTTGTTACATGTTATGGTAACATGTATATAGAAATTGAGTTTATATTATGGAGAATGTTAAGTGAGTAGAATAGTGAATTTATCAAAATTGAAACAGAGTGCATTTAAATGTATGCCAATGACTATTAATGAGTATTTTGGGTATATACAAGATAATAATGTTAATCCTAATCCTATTTGGCAAAGAGCTGATGTTCAATCTACTGATAGGGGTGGAGTAACACCATCTAAAGCACAGGGTATTGTACAATCTATTTTTGAAGGATTGGATATTGGTGAGATATCTATTGCTGGTATTACAGATAAAGAAGTTCTGGAAGGTGGACATAGAACACGAAAAGCAATCTTAGATTTCTTAAACAATGAGTTTCCTTTACACAAATCTTCATTCTTTGGAGAAAAGTTTTTTTCTGACCTACCACCATATGCAAAAGAATATTATCGCAATTACAAGTTGCGAATTATTGACTTTTACGAATTAGATGATTCTGGTAAGGGAAAGCAATTTGTTCAATTTGCAACACAAACCGTTCTTAACTTTGTTGAAAAAGCAAATGCATATGGAATGGCTGCAAGTATTGTAGAGTTACGAGAACTAACAAAGGTTGTTGATTATGGAGATGGTGCAGTAGATAATGTCTTAACTCTGTTTAAAGATTACGTTGGGTTTTCTAATAATAGAGGTAAGTACTTAGAACTTATTTTGGATTCTGCTGGATTATGGTATGGCGAAGGACTATCAACTAATGAGAATCAAATTCTAGAATATTTGGAAGTGGCAACTCCCACTAAAATAAACAAGATTAAAAATTCAATTTTAAAAGAATATAGTTTTTATCAGAATGTTGGTGCTTTCTGGAATACTTACACTAAGCATAAAATAAGTATAATGGAATTTGGTTTCTTGAGACATGTTTATTTTAATCTTCCTAAAGATTTTAAAGTTGAAGATTATGACTTGTTTACTAAAAGTCTAGTTAAAAACTTAAACGATTTTGAAGATGCTAATTCTCAAGTAGATTATGTTGATGAGAATGGTGACAGGTTGGATGGTAGATATTCTAAAGTTTGGGATGCATTTAAATCTTATGTAAAGAAAACTAATTCTGATGCATCTACTGAACAAGTACGGATTTGGTTATCTGATATTACTCCAAGTGTAATTGCAAAGGATTCAGAGCGTGCATTTTCTGTTAAAGATTTATTGAAAAGATATGAAGAGGTTGGTGGTATTTGTGAAATCACTGGTGACCCAATTCATTTCTCTCAAGCAGTTGGTGCTCATATCATTCCACACAGTGAAGGTGGAAAAACAACTTATGACAACTTGATGATTACTACAAAGTTTCATAATTCAAAAATGGGTACTATGAATGCACTTGACTACAAAGAACAATATGAGGCATCTATAAAAGAATGATTATAATGATAGGTGGAATACCATGCTCTGGTAAATCCACATTAATGAGAAGTCTTATTTCAGAAATGGGTTTGCATGAAGATGTCGAACCCATGAAACTATTCCCATGCCAAAAACATGGGGACACTCTTGTAGTAGGTAGATATCCTGTTGGAGAAACATTTGGGGGAACTGATAGGATAAGTTATGGTGCAATTTCTAAATTTAGAGATTTCATCGAACAAGAAGCACCCAAGCATAAACATATAATACTTGAAGGGGATAGGTTCTGTCGTGCCAAAGATATAGAATGGTTGTTATCAGAACATGACTCAAAGGTTTATATATTAAAGGTGTCTCCATCTGTAGAGAAGGCAAGACACATTGGTAGAGGAGATGAACAGTCTGAAAAGTGGTTACAAACAAGACGGACTCTTATCAACAATCTACAAACTAACTTTCTTCTTATGGGTGAATTGGCAATACGTCAAACTGATGATGAAGAGAATTTAAATGAAGTAAAAAATGAAATCAAGGAGATTTTAAAATGTCAAAAGAAAACAAAATAAAAGAGAATGATATTGTTACACTCGTTCTAACGAATGGAGCTGAAGTCATTGGGAGATATCAATCTGAAGATATGATGTCATATACTATTGAACGTCCACGTTTGGTACAAGTAAATGAAAAGGGTGTGGCGTTAGTTGATGGTGTATGTATGACTGGCGATAAAGTAGATGGAACATTACAGTTTAATAAAACTTGTGTATCTTTCATTTTACCTACTATGCAACAAATTGCTGAAGGATGGCAAACACAGACAAGTGGAATTCAAGTTCCACAAAAAAGTGTTATCCTATAAATCTCTTGACTTTTACAGACCAATATACTATAATAAACAAAATGGAATCAAAGGATATAGATATGACTGATGAAAGACTACTACTTGACTATACTCGATTTGTCGATGAAGTGACTTCTGATGAATCAAAAGATGCAACTGCATTTTCTGACGCACTAGATATAATTGATGAACAGGGTTTACCACCAGAACGGTTAATTACTGCCGCACTTGGTATCACTGCTGAAGGGGGTGAATTTGCAGAGATTATTAAGAAGTGTTTGTTTCAAGGTAAACCAATGGATGAACATACAGTCTATCACATGAAACGTGAGTTAGGTGATGTAATGTGGTATATTGCACAGGCATGTATCGCTATGGAGTGTTCATTGGAAGATGTCATTTATATGAATATCGAAAAGTTGGAAGCACGTTACCCAGACGGTTTTGATGCTTTTCGTTCTAATAACAGAAAAGAAGGAGATGTGTAGTATGGACTTTTTAAAGGACATTGCTAAGACTGCGGGCAACGAATACGCAGCACTTGTATCTGAAGGGGTGGAGGCTGGTGATGTTGATGCATTTATCGACACTGGTTCTTATATCTTCAATGCACTACTGAGTGGTTCAATTTATGGTGGACTACCAGCAAATAAAATAACTGCGGTTGCAGGCGAATCTGCAACAGGTAAAACTTTCTTTGTAATGGGCATGGTTAAGTCATTCCTTGATGCAAACCCAGATGCTGGTGTGTTGTATTTTGAGTCTGAATCTGCAATTACAAAACAGATGGTAATTGATAGGGGTATTGACCCTAATCGTATGGTTATCCTACCTGTAACAACTGTACAAGAATTTCGTACACAATCATTAAAAGTATTGGATGCATATCTGCAACAAAATGAAGCAGATAGAAAACCAATGTTATTGTGTTTAGATTCTCTTGGTATGTTGTCTACTACAAAAGAAGTAGAAGATACTGCTGATGGTAAAGAAACTCGTGATATGACACGGGCGCAAGTACTTAAAGCTGCATTTAGAGTATTGACTCTGAAACTTGGTAAAGCAAAAGTACCAATGGTAATTACAAACCACACATATGACGTTGTTGGTTCTATGTTCCCTACCAAAGAAATGGGTGGTGGTTCTGGACTGAAGTATGCGGCATCATCTATCGTATACCTTTCTAAGAAGAAAGAGAAAGATGGAACACAAGTTGTTGGTAGTATCATTCACTGTAAGAATGCAAAGTCACGTTTGACTGTTGAGAATAAAGTAGTTGATGTACGACTAATGTATGAACGTGGACTTGATAGATACTATGGATTGCTTGAACTTGCATTGAAGTATGGTATCTTTAAATCAGTATCAACTCGTATTGAATTACCAGATGGTTCTAAAACATTCGGTAAAACAATCAACAACAATCCAGAGAAGTTCTTTACTCCAGAAATCATGCAACAGTTAGATGAGGTTGCTAGTAAAGAGTTTAAGTACGGAACACGATTAGAAGAAGTTGAAGAAGAGGTAGAAGAAGAAGTTGCAGAAACAGATGCAACCTAATTTTATAAAAGTTTACAATGATGTAATATCACCAGAACTATCTCAACAGTTGATTTCTATGTTTGAAGAATCAGAGAATCAGCATGAAGATATTGTTTTAGAAGGACATCGTTCTTTTAAACAGGTGACGTTACAAAATCATCCAGAATGGAAACCTTTCACTGAGCAATTAAGTGAAAGGTTCTTCATGTACATTGAACAGTATATGAAAGACTGTAATATTACAGATAAGATGTTCCCAGAACAATTTGCATTTGAACAGTTTAGAATGAAAAGGTATTTGCCTAACGATATAGATGAGTTTGATAATCATGTTGATGTTGGTAATATTGATAGTGCAAAAAGATTCTTAGTATTCTTTTTATATCTAAATGATAATGAGGGTGGACAAACTGAATTCCCTCAACACGATATTTCAGTTCAACCAGTTACAGGCAAAATGGTTATGTTTCCTCCAATGTGGACACACTTACATGCTGGACGTAAACCTATCAATACACCAAAATACATTATAGGGAGTTATTTACACTATGTCTGATATTAGTGAAATGTACCAATTCGTAGAGAATAAAGAAAAGACTTGGACTGCTATTGGACTTACTTCAAAGGCTGGTAAGTATCAAGGTGTCGTATATAAGTACGGACAAGTTAAAGTAGTAGAAAACGAAGAAAAAACAAATGCCTCTTTACAATTCGAGTGGGATATGTTAGACTCTAACGGACTACCAAAAGAAAGTATCAAAGATGATTTCTTTGAACTTGCTGGTAAGATATTGGAAGATATCATACACAAACAACTAGATGGAGAAGAATTACAATATGTCAACACAGACGATAGAGAAAACAACACTCAGTAATTTAGTTTTTAATGAACCTTACACTCGTAAGGTTTTGCCATTTCTAAAACCAGAATACTTTTCCAATCCAGAGGAACGAATTGTATTTGAAGAGATTACAAAATTTGTAGAAAAATACAATAACAATCCTACCAAGGAAGCGTTGTCTATTGAAGTTGACAGTCGTAAAGATATTAATGACGAACAATTCAAAA